CCGGAATTAAAAAGCCCAATCAGAGCAATAAATAGTCCAATACCTACAGTAATAGCTCTTTTTAGTGGCCCAGGAATAGCATCTACAATTTTGTTACGAAGTGGAGATAAAGTAATTCCAAGGAAAATTAGACCACTAATGAAAGTAATAGCGAGAGATTGCTGCCATGTATAACCCATCTGGCCGCAAAGTGTATATGCAAACATCGCATTAATACCGAGACCAGGAGCTTGTGCAAATGGGCAGTTTGCCATAAAGGCTGTAAGTAGAGTGCCAATTGTCGCTGATAGCGCCGTAGCGATTACAAGCGCAGTATGGTCCATTCCAGTTACTCCGAGAATAGATGGATTAACGAACAGAATGTAAGCCATGCTTAAAAAAGTTACTAAACCACCAATGATTTCCGTTCTTACATTAGAGTTGCGTTCCTTAATATGGAATGTTCTTTCTAAAAAGTTTACCATTTTTTTTCTCCTTTTTATTTTATTTTATATTATTTGGTGATAAGATATTTATCACTCAATAACATATCTATTGTAATATTATCTCGTTCATTATAAGGAATACGAATTAGGGGAATATTATGAGATAACGCATAATTGTTTTTAAGTTTATCTCTATATTGTATTTCAAAAAAATCTTTCTATTTTCCCCAACCTATTTGATGTTGTTGTCCGTCAAATTCAATTATTCTATATGGCTTTTTATTATTATTCAACAAAATAAAATCATAACGTAATACTCTTTTTGTTAATGGATTTATTAAATCTTTAAAATACGCTTCATCATGGATATAAGAAAGTTTATTTTGAGTTAATATTTTAATAATATTATTTTCTCCAATTGATTTAATACAACCGCAACTGGTTGTAGTACCGCGGCGAAGACTATCCGCACGAACAGTGATAGTAGAGCCGCAATCACATTTACATAAATATAAAGCTCGTTTACCACCAGCGCTACCCGCATATTGAATAACAGTAAGTTTGCCAAATTTTTGATTAATTAGATTATCTGGATTATTATAAGTATGGAGACAGCCACAACTCTTTTTATGACCTAAATTTAAATCTGATACAGAAGCATAGGTGATATTACCGCATTCACATCTACATTCCCAAATAATATGATTATTTTTATTTTTAACTGGTTTAATTGCAGTTAATAAACCAAATTTTTTATTAGTAATATCCTATCCTTTAGATTTAAATCTTTCTTTGTGTAAACAACCGCAAGATAAAGTATTATCATTTAGGCTATCTCCACGTACATCAAATTCTTTTCCGCATTCACATTTAACATGCCAACATATTTTATTACCCTAATTTTGAGCTCTATATAAAACAGTTAGTCTACTATCAGGAGCGCCATGTTCTTTCATAACCCATCCTGTTTTATCTATAAATTTACCCATTTTATCAACTCCATACACGATATAAATTCTCAATAAAGGATTTTAAATGATTTTCAATTGATTCTTCCATACGAGTTGAAATTTTATTTTCACCATTTATCCATTTAGAAATACTGGTTGGATGGCAATTACAAATTTTAGCTAATTGCCCGTATGAAAATCCATAATCAATTAAATATTTAATTTTTTCTTTCAAATTCATTTTAATCCCTCCGTAGATATTGTATGAAGTTAAGGTAATAACTTTGGCATTTTCCGCATTTTATAGATATTTTTTTATTTTTCTATATTTTTTTCTTTAATAATTAGATTTAAAATAATTCCGGTTATAATTGCTAAACAAATACCAGTAATATTAAAATTACCATAACTAATAGCAATACCAGAAGTTCCTACCATTAGCATTATAGCAAAAATCCACATTGTTTTTTCATTATTAAAATCAATAGAAGTTTGCTTTAAAAATTTAATAGCTGACGCACCTATCATACCATAACAGCAAATACTCGCGCCTGCGAATACTGTATTTGGTAAAGCAAGAATAAAGCTGCTAAAAGGACCAAAGAAAGCAAGAATAATTAACTCAATTGCTGCGAGTAATGTTACATAAACACTTGCGCATTTACTAATTAAAATGGTAGATAAATTTTCTGTATAAGTAGTATTTGGTTGAGCACCAATAATAGTACCAATTAAAGAGCCAATACCATCACCGCAAAGAGTTTTTGATAATGAGGGGTCTGTTAAAAAATCCCTTCCGCAAATATTTGAAGCATTAATAATATCGCCAAGATGTTCTGCAAGAGCTCCAAGTGCTACAAGTGTAAAACTAATTAAAATTTGAGGAATTACTGACCAATCGAAATTTGTAAATGAGACATGCATAAAAGCAAAATCAGGAATTACAAATAATTTGATATTAGAAAAATGTGAAAGGTCTACAAGATTTTTTACTCCGCAGAGAGCTAAAATTATACTAACAATATAGCCACCTAATACACCAAATAATATCGGCCAGCGTTTCATTAATCCTTTTCCATAAAAAGCACAAATTAATACAAGGAGCATACTTAAAAACATGATACCTATACCTAATAGAGAATATTCTCCATTAATTTGAGCATATGTAGGAATAAAAAATCCTAATTGAATAGAAATTATTAGTATAATTGCGCCAGACATTACTGGAGTAATTAATTTAGTAATCCAATTAATTCCAAACTTTTTTACAAGTAATGCCGCGGAACAGTAAATAATTGCTATTGTTAAACCACCAATAATTACACCAAGAAAATTTTTCTCTACAGGATTAGCGAGAGCAATTGCTCCAATAACGGCAGAAACTGTTGCACCACTATTAGAAATAATTAATGGTGCTCTGAAACGAGTTATACATAAGAAAAAGATAGTTGAAATACCTGCGGCTACAAGTCCAGCAGTTAAATTAGTACCACAAATAAGAGCAATAAGTAATGTTGCGGTAATACAAGAAAACATTACTTGTAAAGAGTAACCTATTAGTTCTTTGACAGTTTTTGGTTTGTCATTAATATTATATAACATTTTAGTCTCCTTTTACTTCTTTAATATAATTTTTAATATAATCAATAAATTTATCGTCTTCCATATAAAAACAATCTTTGCTAGCAAATACATTACTCATTAATTGCGCTAAACGTAAATCAGGAAGTTCTTCCCAAATAGTTGCTAATTTTTCACAAATAATTTTAATTCGCTCAGGATTACGCATTTTATTCTCCTTTCATTTCTTAATATTTTATGGAATTACTTTGAGTATTTTTTATATTAGTCCATGTTTTTTTAATATCGTCCCAGTAGTCAGAACCACCGATATTTTGAGAGCTGTCAGCAGTAGTCTGTTTTAGATAACTTTCCCACCAATCTTTGTCATTTGGAATGCCTGTTCCTATTTTAGTAATTGTAGGGGATTTATTGTCAGCACAATAAAAACACATTGATGTTGATGGGCTATAGACGCGGCCGCATTTGGGGCATATCCAACCTCTTGGGGAAAAATCATAATCATTTATCATCATTTTTAAATTCCTCCTTTAGAATTGGAATTATTTCATCAAATGAATTGTGGAGTGTCCCATCTGCGGTTGCTGCAAGGATAATTCCATAAAGGAATTGATTTATTGAGAAACTGCGGCGCCAATCTTTTTCGTTGAGATGGTTGGTGCGAATGTCGAAGTAATGGGCATAATTTTTCTTTTGCCCTTGTTTATTTATAATTTTATGAAATAAATCATACATTTCCGCTTTTTGTTCGATTGTTTGTTCTTCTGGAGAGCGATTCCACCAGCCTAAGTAATCTTCTGGATGTAGATTAAAATATTCAATTTTTGCTTCTTCTGTCAAATGTTCAATAAAATATTTCCATCCGTACAAAATCCCCATTTCGCACATAGTCCCAATAGCAGATTGTTCAGGACAAAGCACAGTATAATCACTATTCCAAAGCCTCTCAACATCAGCTTCAACAATTTTCTCTGCAAGATGATTATTTTCTTCTTCTGTCATATTAGACTTATCATTAATGGATTTATTCATAACAGGAGAATATACTTCTCCTGGAATATTCGCTTCCTTAAATTTATCATATTCATATTGTCGAGCAAGATTAGAACCGAATGACATAATGTCCCCCGCTAAATATCCGAGTGGTCGTTCTGTTTTTGACATATAAAAATCTCCTTTTTTTGTTTTTATTATACCATAAAATTAAAAAAAAGTCAAATAAAAGGGCGTTTATACGCCCTTTAAATAATTTCCCCACTGTTCGGCGATAGCTTTAGCTATACCCGGAAAAGTTTTGCTTCTCATTTTACTTCTTTCTTTTTTGTTTTTTCCAATGTATTGCATATCCATATGCCAATCACTATAACCACTATGTCCAGTAGAGCTATTTGTGATATTTGGGTCTACAACATTAGTTGGAACTAATTTTGGTAATCCTTTTAACCAAAGACAAGTTGTTTTTCTTTCTGGGTCTCCATATTGGAAAGGTTGAATAATCTAATCTGGCTTTCTGTAATGAGTATTCATATATCCTATTGGATTTTCCACCGCAATATGTTCACATTTTGCGTTTATAAATTGCATGAAAAAATTAACTGCGTCTTCTCTATCTTTTATACGTTGTATAGCTTTTTCGCCATATTTTTCAATATTAAACCATCTATTTCCTGAAACAGTTAAAAATGTACAAGGTGGATGCGCAATTAATAAATCCCATTCTTGGTTTATTATATGTTCAATTCCATCCATTGTTTTAAAAGAACAGAAACCATTTATTAAAGGAATAACATCCTAATGAATATGCCATTCTGGATGCCCTCCAGATGGTTCATCTATATCACAAGAATAACATTCTATATCCAATTTTCGCATCTCAATAGTTATTCGTTGTGATTCTTCACAAGCAATTAGTACCTTCATTTTTACCTCATTTTTTTTTTT